TAAATGTAGTACTAGCCGTGTCGTTCGTACCAAACAAAAGCAAGAACCTGCTGGAATCAGATACAAGTAAATAGTTAGCAGTTAAAGGTAAGTCCGTACCGCCAAACGATAAAGTTGCTGCACCGTTTGTTACTGTCGCTGCCTGAGATAAAGTGAGACTTGTCCCACTTATCGTTGCTACAGTCGTTCCAAAAGGTATACCCGTACCCGTCACTACCGATCCTTGGTAAATGCTGGAATTGGATGCGGATAAAGTAACAGCTGTAGACGTAGCTGTTATGCTTGCCGTCTGAGTTGTAATTGGTATCGTAGCCAGGGATATAGCCCTGGTAGTCAAGGAATTATTTCCATACCAGTAATAAACTGGGCCGCCTATTGGGCAGAAAACAAGGTCTTGACCGTAGTTATCTTGAGACCAAAGGCGAAGTGGAATAGCCTGAGTAGCACCATTACCCCATGTACCTGCACCCCAAGCACCTGCACCCCATCCTGTCTGAGACTGGGTTATGGCTGGGCCAGTGTTAATCTGATAAGTTGCAACCACAGAAGAGCCACCACCAGTGCCGTTAGCATTAGCAAGAGTGGCGGCAGTAACGGTATAAGTAACTGGATTAATCGCCGAGCAAGTGATTTGATACTGTCCATTTAATGTAATCCCGTTAACCGTTGTCGCTCCGCTGAATGTAACAAAGTCACCGTTTGTATACCCGCCGGTACTGTCCGCAACAGTCACCACCGCAGAACCATTGACCGTAGTAAAAGGATTAGACCCTAGCGTATAGGACGCACGGATAGGCGTAATGTCGTAATAAGCTCCACCATTCTGGACGTAAAACTTTAGATTAGTTCCTACACCAATATAGGTCAGATAAGCAAGCGTTACCCATGACCACAAGGAACGGCAGATGCCAAGGAATTTGGAGTTGGTGATAGGATTCCATCCGCCCATGCTCTCAGGCATACCCTGGCGAAAGCGAACTAAATTAGACTCGTACCAGCCCGTCACATAGCCAGATGCATTATTAACCCCTAATAGCTGGGTTGCATATCTGGTATTTTCTCTATTAACACCTGGGCGGCAGACGATATCTTTTAATGGCACGGCTATTCCTCTTATGCAAAGACGGATAACGCATGATTGGTTCTAGCAATGCGATCTTCTAGTCCTATTGTCCCACCATTGATCTTCTTGGTCAACGCTACCCAGTCCTTTACCTGGGCTAAATTATTGCATCCATGCGTGTTCCAGAACCATCCCGCCGACAGCATGGCGTACATAGGCGTAGCCACCAGATCAGGTTTTCTTACCAGGTCTTCCTTAATGGCTTGACCACAGTGCCAGTAATTATCGTGCAGAGTAAGTTGAATAGCTCCTCTTCCCCGGTACATATAGCCATCCCCGCTTGCCTCATCCCTATTTCCGCCTTTATTGGCATATGCCCGGTTGGCAATCTTTTGAGGGTTATTAGCATACTCGGCTGCGTTTGCTGAGTTGAAATGGGTAGGCCATAGGCGGATCAGTGTCTCTGCTTTATAGTGCAGATTCTCTTCCAGGGTTTTATAGTTTCCGCTCTCATGGGCAGTCTGAGCTATGAACGCAGCAGCTTCTTCAGGAGTAACAATACTGAACGCGGCAAAGGTCGTATTAAGAGGCTCTACCCATTCCGGGCCAATACCCATTGCATGAAGCTGCTGTGCTGTAACGTTCATTTCTTAGCCTTATTAAACGTATCTCTTACTTCGTTGTACTTGGTGATGCAAGCGTTGAGGTCTTTGATGGCTGAGTCCCCGTCTGTTGTGATGGAGACAATATCTTTAATAGCCTGTCTGTCAGATTCGCTTGCCTGACTTCCATCTCCAGCGGCGGTATCTGTGGCGGGCTGTACGGCACAACTGGACGGGAGGCGCAGCTCACCAGAGTCAATGCGAGAATCAATACTAGCCTGTTTAAATTTGATTTCATCTTTAGCCTTTCTAAGCTGGGAGTTTATCTGTTCAAACTTATCCGCTACTCTATGTTCTTTTTCCAAGGATTCTGCGTTGAGTCTGGAAATCTCCACTGCGTCTTCGGCTGACTTCTGTTCATATCCTTGATGATGAGCATAACCATATACACCACCAAATGCACAAACAAAAGCAAGAATAATATAAGGGTTAGGTAGTCCAAACATATCACCTCAAGTCTGCTTTGATATTAGCCAACCGCTCACGCTCTGCTTCGTCCAGAACTGGTGGGGTAGTTGGGGCGGGAGGCGGAGTCCAACCTGGAGCAGCTGCCATTGTAATAGTCTCTACCTTGGGAGCTACATAAGCGGATGCGCCAGCTTTAACATTATTCATCATAGCCGTTGCCTCGTTGGTCAAACCCTTGGTCATAACACCACCAATACCGCCTACGATTAGCAGGACGATATCGTTCAGCATCTTGGTAAAAGCCTGGTCAATCGGAGCCATAGCCTTGATCGGCTGAGATACAAACATAACGCTATAGATTAGGGTAACTACTATAAAGAATAGTATAAGAGTCACCATCACAATAACAAAAGCCCTGGTGCGGGCTTCTATTTCATCGGCAGTTAGTCGTGGATTGCTGTTGGGGGTTAGCAGGAGTAGCAGGATTTCCTTCAATTTTCTTCTCCAGTATTGGGGCTACAAGGTATTCGGGACAGTCTTGGGTAAATTCACAACGGGGATGCTGACACTGAGCCGCGCCGAAGTGGTCTGGGTCTTGGCAAAAATAGCGATACTGGTTGTCGTTGCAACCCGCTAATAATAAAATCAATAAAGCGCATCTTTTCATTCACTTTTATCCTTTTGCCGTTCCATTTCTTTCTTCAGCTTTTCAATCCGCTTTATGTCTGCTTGCAACAGAATCCTCTCTTGCCTTACATCCATATACAAAAGACCTAGAACGGGAAGTACCAGAACAAATAACAACGCCAATATGATTATCGTTATTACATAGGCCCAGTCATTACTTTTATTGCCCACATCAGCCCCGCCATATAAATTGCAACTATTATCACCGCTATAGTCGAAGCTGTCCTAAACCAAATCTTATCAGCCAGTTCCCTCTCCCTCGCTTCAATCTCTTTTCTCTTTCTGAACATAGCTTGCTTTGCCATAGCCTGTTCATTTGCAATTGTCCCGATCATCTTGTTCACACGGGTGTACAAATCTTTCAACTCAGGAGGAACATGGTAGACCATATACTCCCTTAGTTCTACCTGCATCTCCTCCATCTGGGACATGGCTAGAACCCTTTGCACCGCCTTCTCAGTCTGATCTCCAGTTGGATCATAGACCGTCCGTGATTTCTCTTCCTCTTCCTCGATGTGATCTTTCAGCGTGTTGTACGCCTTAAAGAACGCTGTGATCTGTTTACCTATCTCAGCATAGATCGCAGGAGCATCAAACTCTTCTGCTTGCTTTTTCTTTTTCTTTACTTCTACTGGGACTGCTTGCTCTGGTGTTGAGAACAGCTTAGCAATCCATCCAAAAATTCCTGATACTTCTTTGCCAATTGCTTTGACTTCATTGGCTGTCTTTACTACATCTTTCACCACCGCCTGTCCCTCACGGAACATTTCACAACCCTGTTTGACTAGCTTCAGGGCTGTGCTGGCGGCGGCTATGAGAGTAAACGGGTCAATGGTTACTCTGCTGGGGTAGGGGCTGGTTGTTGTGCATTCACTTCTTTCTGCACGGCTTCAATGATTTGGAAGACTTCTTGAAAAGGTTTGGTTCCAAGATAGCCCATAACCATGTTGAGTGTTTGTACGGATAGTTTTACTTCTTGCATTTGTTTTCCTTAAGAGGTTTGGTTAAGTTCAATGTATCGCAGTAATACCACGACCACGGAAATTATAATGCCCACAAACATCTGGTGTATTGGAGTCAGTGGAAAGACAAACAGAAAGCCCTGCATCACGGATAGCACCGCAATAAACAGTGCCCACTGAACGTGCTTGTCTTTTAAGAGTGTGGTTAGTTGGTTCATAATGCGGATATTACAAAAGCTAAAAGTTCTTCGTATCGCAATCCAAGTTGCGTAATTTCAACTGCTCCCTCTGTTTCTGCCGTATAAAAGGCTTCATCATTTTTAGGCTTTCCATCTACTTCATACCAAGTATCAGAACAGAATAAAGCGTAACGTGCAGGGTCTAAACCTTCAGTAACAAATGCGGCTTGGACTTCTTGAGCAATAGCACCAATGTGAATTCGAGCATCATTGCCTTTTTTTGCAACAGCATCTTTGAATCGGTATTTTTTAATAAGCGACTTAATTGCGACAGCAACACGTTTTTCAGCATCATCAAGGTTGGCAATGTCTTGTTTAGTGTTTGCATCTGAAGTGTTAATTGTAGATGTTGTTGCATAAACTGTTGTCCAACGATTTGCTGGATAACCTAATTTAATGGTGTTGTCAATGCTTGGATAAAACTCATTGCTATCAAACTGAAGATTGTTTGAAAAAGTTGAATTAGCCGCAATAAACGCAGTAGTTGAACTGCTCACAATTTTAGGATTTCCCGCCCCATCTGATAGAACAATATAGTTACTAGATGTGCGGATGTCTAAACCACCTTGGTTTCCGTTAAAACAACCTAAAACAGTATTATTACTTCCTGTGGTAATAAAATAACCTGCACCACCTCCAACCAGAGTATTATCGTGACCAGAAGTTACGTTATACCCTGCTTGCTCTCCGATCATTGTAGAACCGTTATTTTCTGTACCACTTGTGTTATAGGTGTATCCTGCCTGTCTACCTACAAATGTGTTTATTACGCCAGTTGAATTTGTATATCCTGCTTGAATACCGATAAACGTATTATTGCCACCAGTAGTATTTGTATACCCTGCTTGATAACCTACTGCTACGTTATTTGTACCAGTATTGCTATTTAATGCCTGATACCCCAAGGAGGTCGTATATGGCGAAGCCGATTGGTTTAGCCCTGTAAACGCAGTAGACTGTGTTGTTGAGTCACTAAACGTAATTGATGGGGATGATCCCCCAATGACTGTGGTCATGGTAATGTCTCCATAAATGTTGTTAGTGCTGTTCCAGTAATAGGATTACCTTCAGCATCGTTTAACTGAGCACCGCTTTTTATATCACGGACAAATTGTTGGTAGTCTGTGTTGTCTGGTGCAAATGGGATAAAGGCGTTGTCAAAAAGACGAATAACTTGAGTAGGAATTAAAGTTAGTTTATACATAGTAATCCTTTATAATTCAGAAGAAGCTGAAATATATACTCCGTTTCCATTTATACCAGTAGGTTGCACACTAAATGTTGCACCAGTAAATGAAAAGAATACACCCGTTGCATCTCCAATAGAATTAACTACAACAGTTCCAGTTTTTGTTGCATTTTGAGTATATGGTTGATTTAATACCCAATTTCCAGATGTTGGCCCAGAAGAATCGTAATTAGAATTAGATATTGAAGTTGCTGTTGTTGGAGAAGCTCTCATATAAACAGGATTAGGAATATAAATACCAATATTTGACCCATTTGAAGTTGAGGAAACAGTATAAGGGCCAACACCAACAGTAAAAATGTTTTTCCAGTAATACCTCTGACACAACTGTAACTCAGTTGTATAAGGACGATAATCAAAAGATGTTGCTTGGGTTCCTACTTCTAGTTGAACGCCTGTGATGTAGAAGGTTGCTCCTGATGTGCCGACTACGCTAACTGCGCCTGTTGCTGAAGTGTAGTTAGCACTTGCCCAAGCACCTGCCGTACCACTATAAGTTGATCCAGAACCTAAACTCCATATAACTTGCAATCCAATACTATTATTTGTATACCAAGTACCGCTTGTATCTCCCGCTATAGTTATTGATATTTGAGTCCATGTATTTGCAGTTGGTACTGAATAAGTAAAAGGATATGATCTTGTACCATTCCCATTTCCTAATGCGCCACCAAATGTTCCAGTAAGTGATGAGTAAACCCAAAAACTAAGCGTTACAGTTTTTGCATTAGCAGTTCCAAAACCCAAGTCAGAAACGTTATACCCTTCTATTCTTTGATTAAAATCAAAAAGATCTCCTGAACCAATTGAATAAGCCGATGACGAGGTAAACCCAAGGTAATTTGTAAATCCTGTTGGGGGTGTTACAGAACCAGCGTTTTGTTGCGCTGTAAATTTAGATGCTTGCGTAAGCTGAACTTGGAACCTATCAACAAGGTAATTACCAGAAGACGGTGTAACACTAGCACCATTATTCCTTTGGTCAATAACCATCGCACCATTAATAATACGGTTCTTAAACCCAAATGTATTAGGTACGTTAATCGTATTAGCAAAGGTTGCTTGTTGAGAGTTGTTTAGCGTAAGTGCTGTTACTGCACTGCCGCCCGAAGTGGTCGTTTGTAAGGCAAGCTGTCCGCTGGAATCAGCAGTCTGGACTATGCCAGTGACTCCAGAAGATACGCCATTATCTGATTTTATGATGCTAGACATTTGTTATGCTCCTACCTTTGCTTCGAGAGCTGTTACTTTTGCTGATAGTTCTTGGATGGATGCAGTAATCAAAGGAATTAAATCTTGATATCGCAAACTTAATGTTTGTAATTCATCTTGCCCAACATCAACTGCTTCTGGTAAAACTTTTTGAACATCTTGAGCAATTAAAAAAGAACGACTAAAGTTTTCTGCATCAGTTAAAAATCTTCCAGTACCTGCACGAAGTGTACAAACTTTTTCCAAAGCATTTGAAAAAGGGGTAATTGTTGTTTTTAACCGTTCATCTGATGCGCTACCCCAACTTGTTGCAGTTGAAGCCATTTGAACACCATTACTAAGACCACCTGCATTAGCGCCATATTGAATATACAGTGTCGATGGATTATTTATCAAATAAAAACAAAATCCATCACTTCCACCACCAGTATTTACAAAAGATAGTGTACCGCCATAAGAACCTTGCCCTTGTAAAGCACTTTTTTTCCAATTGTCTGCACCACTAGGATTGAAACCACTTTGGATAACAGAAACAAGTCGACCTCCAGAACCACTTGTAGTGCCAACCAATAAATTACCACTAGCATCTAGTGTCATTGCTTGGGTAAAGCTGATGGTGTTACCTGCTGTACCAGAGGGGGCGTTGTACCATTTGTGCAAACCAGCAGATTGGTTGTAATAAGAAGCTGAAGCTGTGGAACTATAAATAAAGTTTGTTCCGTTGTAATAAGCATTACAAGTGATGTTTAAATTACTTGGGCCATAACCGTAAAGCCCATTACCTGCTGCGCCAACTTCAATGGCTTTTCCGTTACTTGCACTCCAAGCACTAGGAGTAACTCCTACACCTACGTTTTGAGCTGTATCTATTGTTACCGCAGTAGTCGTACCATTACTAGCCAATACTAAAGAACTGGCAGAAGTTAATTTACCTGTAAATGTAACATTCTGACTTGTATCAATAGTTAAAGCCGCAGTCGTACCATTAGTCTGTAGCTGAAGTACGCCAGATGTATCCGCTGAATAAACCAGTGCGGTGGTTGTAGTGAGTCCTGCGCTTATCGTGCTTGCCATGTTATTTCCTTAAATAGTTACCCAACGCTGTCCTGAGCTTACCGTTACCGTTACGCCCGAATTCAGAGTTATTGGGCCTACTGAAAATGCGTTGTTGTTTGATGCGATAGTATAGCTAGTTGATACTGTTGTACCGTTAATCATAAAGCCGTTAGATGAAATATGGACTGGAGCCGTTAATTCACCTGTGCTCGGCTTGAATGTGTACTGTGTATTTGAAGTGTAGATAACCTGTGCCGTGCCGCTTGTCGCATGGGCAAACAAAGGATAGTAAGCTGTAGATGAGGATGTATCGTTACTGATACTTGATCCGCCAACCGAGTACCATCCAGGCGTACTAGATACTTCGCTATAACCCTCAAACTGTTTTGTTGTGGAGTTATAACGGATCATTCCTTCTACTGGAGAGCCTGGTTCCTGTCCTGTTGTACCGACCGGCAGCAAAATAGCTCCAGTCGTTGGGAAAGAAACAATACCTGTTGTAGCTACGCTAAGTGCAGTCACCGCACCTGCATTGCCTACCTTCATCACAATACTATCTGTAGCACCAACGCCAGATGTAGACTGTAAGGTTAAGCTAGAACCCGTGCCTGTTCCGCCGTAAAGCACTGGGCCGGTAGCAGATGTTGTAAATGTAGGAGTAGTAATCGTAGGGCTTGTAGCCAATACTACGTTACCAGTACCCGTAGAACCAGTTAATGACGGAGCCTGTGCCGCAGATCCAGTACCAGTCGATGTATAAAACTGTGGAGTAGTAGTTGTATTACCAGATAAGAATGTAGTCGTACTGGCTGCGGACTGATAAGGTACAGAACCTAAACTACCACCCGCTAGATTCGTTGCGGTAGTAGTCGTAGTACTAGATGTAATCTTAACAAAGTCATTTGCTACGCTACTCCAAAATACAATAGCTTTCTCGCCGTTGGCTACTGTTACCCCGGTCGTATATGTAGGGCCAGCTGAATAGCCACGAATAACAACACTGTACCCGCCTGATGTGGAGTTATTCACCACATACATCTTGCTAGACTCAGGGCAGTTGATATTCCTTATTGCAGTCCTGGCACCTGTGCACAAGAGCTGCATATACTGCGCTGTTGTGGAGTTGGGCGAGGCAACAATATTTGATCCGGAGCTACTACCATTGGTAATAGAAAACGTAATATCTAAATCATTTGTGATATTGTTTGTACCAGCAACCGCTATATCTAAATAGTCAGTTATTCCCAAGGAGACATCATCTCCCCAGGTTCCTGACTCAGTTCCAGTAACTGGAAGAGCTAAGCCTAATAATGTTGTGTAATTAATCGTCATCTCATATCCTATTGAGTGGGTAATACTACCCAGCTTGGCGATTCAGCATCATTTACAGCAGCCCATCCAGGCGAGTTTGAATCTGTTACAGCCGTCCAAGTTGGCGTTTGTGTCGTATTTACGGCTTGCCAGTTTGGAGTTTCGCTGTCCCCTACATTTTGCCACGAAGGAGTCTGATTGTCATCAACTAAACTCCAATAACTAACACCTAATGATCCTACCGTTCCCGCCGTCCCTACACCGGTTAACTGAGCAGTTCTGCTTCCCAGGGTAACGGTTCCAGCCAATCCATTAGCGCCAACTCCAGTCAAAGCTATAGTAATGTTTGGAGCTATTACGCCTGTTCCACCAACCGCTGTTACAGATCCAAGTGGTACGGAAACCGATCCAACCGCACCAGCTGCATTTACACCCGTCAGGGCAATTGAAATATTGGGGCCAATTGTTCCTACATTACCTTGTGCATTTACACTTATTACCGGGTCTGAATCACTCTCTATTACCGTTCCCGCCGCACCAGCAGCACCAACCCCCGTCAAAGCAACAGAGATACTTTGGGTAACAGAGCCAACCAATCCTGATGCGTTAACCCCGCTTATAGATTCAACATCTGATTCCGTTACGCTTCCAACAGCACCAGCTGCATTTACTCCTGTAATTGCAATCGTAATATTTGGAGTAACCGTGCCCGTTAAGCCTGACGCAAAATTACCAGAAATAGCTTCCGTATCTGACTCGGATACCGTTCCGGCCAACCCAGATGCATTTACCCCAGATAAACCCGCAGAGCTAGATGGCGTAACAGAGCCAGTTGAACCGGCAGCAAATACCCCAGACATAGCCTGGGCATGAGATACAGATACAGTTCCCGCAAATCCAGATGCTTGATCTCCGCTAATCGTAATATTGACCTGGGATGTAACTGTCCCAACAGTACCGGCGGCTGAAACACCAGTCAAAGCTATGCTTATATTTGGCCCAACCGTTCCTACATTACCCTGACCATTTACCGACAATAAGGGATCGGCATCGCTTTCAATAACTGTTCCAACACTACCCGCAGCATTTACTCCGGTTAAGGCTACAGATAAATTAGGCGTTAATGAACCTACATTTCCAGCCGCATTTACACCCGTTATTGGCGCGCTTATGCCACCAAGTGAATTAAACGGTGCTTGGGCAAATGTGGTTAAACCAAACATCTTAGAGTATCAGCCAACGACTGCCAGAAGGAACCGTAACCGTCACACCACTGGACATAGTTACTGGGCCAACTGCACTTCCTGAATATCCGCTAGGGATGGAATAGCTTGTACCAATGGTCTTGTTATTAACGATGATTCCGTTAGATGCAACCAGTTCTGCTCCCTGCAATTGGTTGGGCGTAGTGACGTTTCCAGCCGTGCTAATGGTTAAAGAATCAGATGTTGTACCAGTATTACCTGAGTTAACAACAAAATGTATGGCATTGGAGCCATATGTTGTTAGTACTAAATCAGAACCAACTGACTCAACAAAGTTAGCGTTTGCGGCATTAGCCGCATTATTTCCATACCCAGCCGCTGAATAACTATAAGTAGAACTATTTGTACCCATCTCCATGTAGACGGATGAATAGTTATTTGCAGTAGTTACATAGGAAGAATAAGATGTATTGCCGCCATTATTATTTTGTAAAACTACATTTGACCAAGTGGTATCTGTGCCGTAAAAAGTTGCAATCTGACCAGTAGTAGAAACACTATACCCGCTCGTTCCTACATTTAACGTACCAATCGTAGTAGTAGCATTAGATACATAAGTTAATATATTAACGTTGCCGTTTGCATCTTGAATAACAGCTTTCTCCGCAGGGTAGTCTACCCAAACGTTAACAGTACCGCTAAAAGAAACAACGCTACCACTATTGCTAGATGCTAATATTGTTGTACGAGCCAAAGCTCCGGTAGTATAAGTGCCGTATCCAACCTCCCAGTTACCAGCAGAATCCGTTGCTGTGTAGTAGGTTGTGTTGCCACTTGTTAAAACTGTAAAGGCTTGGAACCCAGTAACCGTAGTTCCAAGAGTAAAGCTACTGGTGGTATACGATGTACTGGTTACTTGGACTCTATCGGCTAGTTGTAGAGCCATGATTTACCTTTAGGTTGTTGTCAATCTCAAAAGAGCTGATGTCGTTGTATTTGTAGGCATTGTCAATGTAAATGTGCCGGCTGTAATGGTTTGAGCGCCAAATGTATGTACGCTGACCGCAGCATTAGACTGGCTTGAGTTATAAATCAAGACAGTATCAAAAGCAGTTGTCAATGTAACAGTTGAGTAAACCAAGTTACCAGATGGTGTCCAATATCCCACTCCAGCCGTAGCTGATGTATTGGTAGAGGACGGAGCCGTTGCATTTGTTACAGTTATTCCACCTGCCGTATAACCTGTACCACTTACCTCGTTAGTAGAGGAATAAGCTGTAGTTGCAGCGTTAACAGTAGCTGTAGTTACATACAAAGCAGCTTTGAATGTATCTGCTGTGCTTGCCGCACGGATTGGTGATGTGCCAAAATTATGGGTAGCTGTCATTAACTGTCCCAAGAAAGAAGTGCACATTGATTGGGTATTACTCACAGAGTTCTCCTTATGCCATTGATGCGGCTACTAAATTCGTAAAAGGGCTGGTTTTAAGCGTTACATGAGCAGAACGATGAACTAATTCACCTTCGTGGTAATACTCGACCCAGGTCGTTAATTCGATATCATTGTCGATTGAACCCTCTCTTTTTTCAAGCAAAGAGTCATCCATATCGCCTTTGGTTGTTGTAATAATCATTAAGCACTCCTGATTAAAGCTGTTGATGAACTATTCGCCGGCATGGTCACTGTAAATGAATTGGAGCAACTCTTGTCTGATCCAAAGTCAATTACCGCAATAGATGCATTACCTGCCGAAGCATCATAAATCAAAGCGCATCTAGTGGTAAATGTAGCTGGAGTCCAAACAACATTATTCCAATTCAAATAAACAACGCTATTAACAGCATCATAGTTTATTGTAAGACCTGTCATTAGCTGGCCGCCAGCCGTGTATCCAGTTCCAACCACTTCATTCACAGATGAATACACAGTCGTGTTTAAATTTAAATTGGCAGCTCCCGTATAAAGCGCCATGTAAATATTGTCGGTCGAAAGATTAAATACCCCGCCATTGAATAGCTGGTATTTAAAGCTTGTGGTCTGACCTTGGACTATGCTCATGGTACGGGTTGAATCCTAGTTTGACCAGAGCGGTATGCATCTTGACGATCCAATCCATCTCCAAGGCGTTTCGCAATGGCTAATGCTTCCTTGTATTGATTCTCATAAAAGGCAAGTAAATCTTTATCGCCCTTTTGGTAGGTATAAGCTTCAACCAAAGAGCCGTACAAAAGTACTGAATCAAAGTTATTGCCAAGCCAGGACTGACCTGCTGCATTGGTAATTGTTGAAACTGGTACGGCAAATCCTGACCCTGATCCGCCAAGATAAGTATTAGATACAGTTAAAGAATCTCCAACTACATATCCTGTTCCGCCCGATGCCAGTGTGGCTGATGTAACTACTCCGCCTGTTACAACAACCGTAGCATAAGCAAAAGAGCCAGTCCCGCCAGACAAAGGAACGTTGTAATATGTTCCAGAGACATATCCCGTTCCTCCACTAGATATAGTACCCAGTGCAGTAATCGGAGCCTGAACAATACTATCTGGATAGAAAAAGTAATGTAACTCAGCCAAATAAGACTGATCAGGAGTCGGCCCAAGCATAAAGCTAAGATATAAAGGCGCAGAGCTTTGGGGGCCAAATAATGCATAGTGTCTTGGCAAGCTCTGATAGCTTGATGTTGGATAGCACTCGCGAATAAAGTTAACGTCTTTATTCAACAAATACAAATAATCTGTTTGAAAAACAATCGTACCAGATACCGCTGCAATGTTGTACTGCGATAAAGTAATTGTCGTTCCTGATACGCTAAGCACTTTGCACTGAACACCAATACCTGTTCCGCTTACGCTTTGACCGGCAAAGATATTTGTAGCAGATGAAACCGTAATGGTGTTTGTGCCAACCGTCCCAGTCGCTGTGGTGCTCACACTTGAGAATACTGCCAATGAAAAAGGAGCTAGAAAATCATTGGGGCAAGACAAGTATGAGTTACCAGCAGTCAATACGCCCGTCACATTCTTACGCAGGGACGGAAACAAGATAGAGTTAAATACTCTTTGCTCTGCCTGTTGTATGAATGTATTGATATCATTCGTAGGGAATGTGTATTCCAAATACGAATTGATCTCAGTGACGAGCTGGCTATAGTTCATGCCATTGGGCCTCTAGCAATTCTGCCACGTTCAGCTGCGCCATTACCCCTGGTCTCTTCACCAGATGTTTTGATCTCATCCATATTGCCAATTGATACGCCACCGTTTAATGGAGTCCAATTCTTACGAGTAGGCATCTTCACTGCTAAACCAATGTCTGGATGAGTTTGATTTTGCTCAATAGCTTCAGTACCAAACTTTTTACCATTCATCTTATGTGGTGCAGCATACTCTTCAGCCGGGCCATTTGTCTTGTTTTTAGCTTTGACAATAGCTGGGCTATTCTTTTTTGTAGGTTTGATGACCTGCATATTAACCTCCGGTTTGATAGCTAGCTCTGGACAAGTTGCGTCCAAGAGCTTTACGGCTTTCATTTGAAACGCCGGCTACTCCGCCTTTTGCAAGCTTAGTAGGCTTCTTTCCTTTGTGCATATTCTTCTCATGCTTATGCACTTCTTTTGCAGCTTCTTTATCTGCAATCTTTTTAACTTCTGCTTTCTTCATAACTGCTCCTTTAAGTAGTAGAAATTGTAACCGTGCCCACCTGATTTGTGGTAACTAAATTATTAGGAGTCAGTACAGAATCAAACTGACTTGCCCCGCCTATCGGGTTCCAGCCCCACTGAATATCCCTTGATCCACCGGACGGGAATCCTAAGATATCCAGTCCAGATGCAACATAACTTAAGTCCGGTCTTGGTTGGCGAACAGCTTGAGGATCATCAACCGGATACATACCCAATTGAAGCTGCGGCTGATCTGGATCCCAACACTCAGGGCAAACCTTTAACTGATACAGCTTGGTCTTGATGACCTCCATCTTGAGTTGGCTAAGCTTATACCGCTGACCGCATCTATCGCATTCAGCAATTGAAAACTTACCAGAGGCGAACCTATTGCCCATCAATAAGCTCCGCCACCACCACCCAAGAATTGCTGTCTTGGCACAAACCGAATAGCCGCCTTCTCTCTATCCTCGCCAGCAGCAATATCAAACTGCTCATCATATGCCTGTTTAAGCATTTGCACTCTGGGCATTAATTCTGGGACTTTCATTGAAATATGGTACGCCAGACCGGCAGCTACGGCTGGCAAGAACCTGAAGTTCATGTCCTGCACATTCGGCCCTGCTCCGGCATCCTGAACACGCCGCAGCCGCCAATAGGCAAAGGTATAAACTTGCGATGAATCTGGTGTTGGCCATACAGTTATTGCCGGTAGTTTAGGAACATATACCGCTGCACCCAGTGCATAAGACTGAGCCGTGGTGTTCGCTTGTGCTCTAAAGCAATTCTGTAAAGTGTTACCGGAAATGTATGAATAGTAAATAATCTCGCCGCCTATAGAGCCAAGCTGGATATAGCCGTTTGCAGCCAATCCTACCGTGCTAGAAAGCGTTATTGTGGTAGCAGTGGATGATACTGCTGCTGCCACTTGAATCGTTGTTGTAGACGTTTCTCCAGACATTCTCTGAACCCAAACTTGAATAGGTCTAGCCTGGGTTAGTTTGTTTGGAATAGTCGCATAGGTAGAAACACTGATACGAGTAATTGTTAGGTCAGATTGATTAGAGGTGCTGTTGGCATTGGTGCGGATTACATGATCCAACAAATCAATCGTATCAGTGGGCAATGGATAAGTATTTAAACCAGGTGTTAAGGTGATAACGCCCTGGTCAATAGTCCACATATTAATGCCACGGTTTTGCCATTCGATGGTCATCAGGTTCATTGACCTGCGAGCAGTACGCAAGTCATAACCGGAACGCATCTCCCTGCCAGCTCTCTCCCATGCTTCTTCTGCTATTTCAGCAAAGTCTAGGTCAAAGCTGGTTGTTCCAGTAGTGGTTCCGGTATTGATTGACATTATGCGCTAGGAGCTTCTGGCTCTTCGTTAGTAGATTTAGCTGCATCTTCATCAAACTGCTCATGGGATTTACCAGCCACAAAAGCCGCTACCGCCGCTGCCGGAGCTTCTTGAGTCGCTTCTTGAAATGGATTGAGTTGTGCATCCAAATCATTGATTACTCCTTGAAGATCAGGGTCGATACCGTTATAAGCAGCCATTTGATGCTCGGCTCTTTTGTTCAATTCATCAAGGATGAATAGCGCGTCTTCTTTGCTAATCTGAATCATTTCTTTTTCCTTGTTTTAGCGGATTTAATAAAGTCTGCCTTGGATGGAGCGCCTTTAGATCCTGGCTTACGCATATGCTCACCAGAACCTGCTGCTATCCTCTCTTGCTTAGCATGAATGTTGGCATAAAGTCCGGGATGATTAGCAATTCCGCCCTTCTTAAACTGCTCAAAGTCAGTATTGTCACGGCGTTTTTTAATCTTTCCTTTTGGCATTTTGGAGGCGTTAATATCCCCCATACCGCGGCTTGCCATCATTTGTGCATACCCCTTAAGGTTTCAGCTAAGCGAGCACGTTGCCCCAGTTTACCTGGAGCTTTTGCCGCTTTAGCTAGTTTCTTGGCTGGAATCTTTTTACCTTCAGGAACGCCAAGCTGCTCGCGTAATGCGCCAGCTTTTTTGATGGCGTGTTGGATCCACTTTTCAGCCATGATGACTCCTTAACAGGCTTTACCGCCGTGCTTCATGTGTTTCTGATGCTTGTGCAAATGCTCAACAGCTTCGTGGTGTTTTACATGACCACCTGCTTTGTGCTCGCCGTAGTGGTGGTGATGATGAACGTGACCTCCAGCCTCGTGCTCTTTCATGTGATGAACCATGTGCTTGTGCTCATGCTCATGGGGAGCTTCGCCGTGTTCCATAATGGGAGCGTGATCGTGTTTCATATTTGATCCTTATTTCTTGTGATGAACTTTAGCTTTGCCACCGTGCTTCATGCCGGTAGTTGTACCAGCCATCTTAGGCATCATTGCGCGGGTATGACCCTTTTGCTGAATGCCATGCTCGCCGTGTGCGCGTTTTTTCTCACCCTTTTCGATGCTAGACAAGCCTTTTTTCATGCCTCTTACATCTTCAGCAGCTTCTTTCTTGCCGCCAGATGCTTTTACCTCTACGGTGTCATCAATGTGTCCGCCTTTAGCATAGTGGTGTTTAGCCTTAGCTTTACCGCCATGCTTAAGAGCCTTTTCACCCATGTCTTTAGAATAGGGTTCTGCTTTCTCGCCGTGCATACTCATGTGATGCTCAGCCATCGCCAAATGGTGATGAGCTAAGTGCTTGTGGTGAGCCTTTGTTAGACCACCGTGAGCCATGCCAGGAGCGCCAGGAGGCATTGCACCAGGCAGATTCATTGCAGGAGCGGCAGGAGCTGCCATAGCCCTTGGAGCCGCAGCTCTAGGACGGCGAGCCGCCATTAATGCAGCCATTGCTTGAGCCGCTTTAGGATTCATCGTTGCCATATCACCACCTCTTTTAAAATGTTTGCCTTTATCGGCTTCCGCAAAATCACGACCCACGGATTGTGGAACGTGCACCTTCTTTGCAAAAGCCTTATTATGGGCTATTGCTTCCATAAAGTCATGTTGTTTCTTACTACTACTTGGCATCCTTGTCAGCCTCTTTGACGAATAAGGAGATCAATTTTTTCTTCAAGCTTGTTAAAGCGTTGGTCAATGTGGTCTGTAATTCGATTAACTTCTGCATTGGTGACATATTCACGAGCAATCTCCTCTCTGGTTTTGTTCAACAGAATATCAATTCTTTTGACTTCTGCAAGTTTGTCTTTTACAAAGAAACCAATTATCCCTATGACTAAAGACAATATAGCATTCCATACAACCATCGCATCCATTTAACACTTCCACTTTCTTAGGCTTTTATTGATGCGACTATCTGGATCTTTTGCCGTTTCAGATCCAGTTAGCTCCCTCTTTAATCCTTCCATCCTGGCACAAAATGATTTCTTGCGTGATCCGCCTTCAGGCTGAGGAGGCTTAATGTTATGCCCCTCTGCCCTGAGACTGGCTCGCCCTTTGGCATTTAATCCACCACTGGGATTCTTGCCTTCTTTACGAGTCCAAGCCCCGCTCATTACGCCATCGCCTCTTGAGCAACTACGTTCACTTGAACCGTAGCACCCGCAGAAGATGTAACCGCAACCGTCAAAATGTCAGCTACGTTACCTCTTACGTTTGTTAATACAGGAAAGAAGTTACCCAAATCAAGCTGTTGCAATCCATTAGGAGGAGTTGAAAATGCATATACAACCTCGCCACCAGTACATTGAATTGCACTTAAATCTTGTTC